AAAGCTTCGCTAAACGTCACTAATCCGCTTGTATGTATTTTTAAAGCAGGGGGATTCTGCCCACCAGCAATTGACTCGGGGTCGTCATGAGATATTCCCGTATTAGCAAAAAACAATAGGTCATGTTTCTTTCCTATAATAAAACTTTTTCCGCTTCCACCTTCGCCATATAAATAATAATTTCCACTACCGACATTCCTAGAGTTAACCCCAGTCGAAGAAACGCCTAGTCGCATTATATCCAGACTCGCTTGTCCACCGTTCACAGTATTCATGGCGACAAACTCTGCACGAGCGTCGCCTGTATATCTCGTCTTTGCTGTGATCCAACTATCATCTCCAGCGCTACTAGACCCCGTTGCCTCTGCCACAAGCCTTTGGGTTTGTATATCTTTCCACCTATTAGCACTCTTGCCTAAGCTTACCGACCTAGTTTCATTAGGATAAAAATCATTTCCGTTGTCAATGGTTATACCAGAAGTTAGAACGCCCGTGCTGCTCCACTTCGCAGAAATGTTCGCAGGAACCCCGCTGCCAACAACAAAACTTCCTGTTTTACTAGCTTCAGCAAAAAGGCCACTTACCCCCGTTCCGACAAATTGACCCGATTCGTTTTTACCTACCAATATCCCAGTATCCGCAGTGGTTACGAAATCTCCCGTTTCGTGATCCCCTACAAATTGGCCAGACTCATTTTTACCAACCAAAATTCCAGTTGCGGATTTTAGGGCATAAAGACCAGTTAGAATCTCTTTTCCGCTTTGGAATATTTTCCCTGATATATCAGTGTCTGAATTTAAATAATGATTTTGCCCAGAAGAAATATACTTTCCGCTTGAAGTCTGGATTACGTGAATCTTGTTTTCACTCGCGTAACCTGTGTAAAAATTAATTTTAGCCTCCGTGCCTCCTACTTGATAGATACTAGTGCCGGAAGTCGACCTCATTTTTATAAAATCAGAACTGTATATAGCAAGACTTTCTCCTGCTGAATTTATAAAATTACCATTATCGGCGAACTGAATCTTTTCCCCAGTAGCCATCGTAACCGTGCCGCTAATTGTGCCGCCATATCTTTTGTCTAGAAAATGACCAGTGCCTAAATGCAGGTTTTTAGAAAAAACTATGCCAGTTCCGTCTGGGCTCCCTACGGCAAACATATCGCCGCTAATACCCGTAGGCGTATCGTTTAATCCTGAGAAAGTATTCGAGGAGGAACCTTGAACAGCCTCTGCGACGTCCTTGACGGTAACACTTCTACTGACACCAGAATTTGCCAGAATCATTAATCCCCCAGTCGGGACCGGAGAGATCTGGGAAAGTTGTGATATTTTTTTATTCGGCATTCCTTATTCCTTATATATTATACACTTTAATAAAGAGGGATGTAGTTATCTACTAACAAAGCCTCTGACTCTTCTAACTCTAAACGAAACCTCTCGAAGTCTCCCGTTCCTCCGTCCATTGGTCCATCTGTTTCCAAAAGATGGAACTCTTCTAGTTTTCTATCAGAAAGGAAACCACTTATAAAAAAGCCCCTTGATAAATCATCCGGATCCATTTCTGTGCTGAAGCTTGCTGAAAAGAGCTTGTTCCCCCCTATTGAAGTATCATATGAAAACCGGTCCAACTTAGCCTTATTGAAAGAATATTTTATAAGTGGTTCTGATCTTGTTTCTAGCGGAACGCTTCCTGCGTGAATAGGGTCTGCTGTCGAAGGGGTGGTGCAGGTCTGGGGCATGTTCAAGGTTATTGCGAAGTTGTAATCTTGATTGAGGTTTACTAAGTCAATTAAAGACCCGGAATTCATTTTTTCCACTATTCCATTAATGCTTATGGTTACTGGAGCGACAAAATTTACTTTTCTTGTAAGAGGGAATTTGTATCCCAAATTACTCTCGCTACTTCGAGGGATATCAAAGGATATCACATAAGATTCAAGGTGCAGATTATTAAAATCGATACCTATTCCAGAAAAAGAATCTATTGAAAAGTTAATATCTCCCGGATTTACTACTGTCACAGGATTCCTTTCTGTTCTTTTCGGGAGTATCACGTGCATGTCGGAAAATTGATTTCCGCTTTTTGGGTCTATTGTGGGGCTCATAAACCCACTGCCGCTCGTTTCAAACATTATATTTTCCCCAACATAAGAAACATCAACCTTGGGAAAAGAGTTTACGGCAGCTTGTGTCGAGTAGGAGGTCATATAGCAACGGCCAAAAGAAATAACATTATAGCCGGTAGCGTTTGGATCCGTCGTTTCTTGAGGGTCTCTAGTCGTGAGGTCTTCAAGCTTTTCCCCTGTGTGTAAATCTTCCCGATCCCCTCTTACTGCTAGGTAAAAGTTTTTCCTGTCTCTATAGGTTCTAGCGGGAAAAAACGGGTCGTACGTTCCTGTTTGGTAATAATAATCCGTATGCTCTTCCTCGTCGACAAAACCAGACAATAAAGTGTGCCCAGTATTATTGGCGTAAAAAGGAGCACCGGAGAAAGGCTCTTCGTACTGGGGGAAATTTACATAAAGCCCCATTTTAGATTCGTTTGAAACGTCTGCAACTAAATAAGAAAAAGAAAAATTAACCTGAGGCGGATTAATTATCGGGCGGTCAATTACAGATCTGGTGTTCATCTGACTGATCTGAGTATGAGGGATGCTAATATCGTAAGAGAGAGTCTGTACCCTATCCATGGGTTTGACTAAATTGTGAGTAACTAGAGGATTGGAGTAGTTATTATGGGGCGCCTCACCTATATAACTTAAAAAGTTATGCCCAGATGGCCCTACGAAGAGTCCTTCCGCATTGTAAATAATTCTCGACATTATTCTCCATCATACTTACTGCAGTATAGTATACCAGCGAGAAAATCGTCCACCTGATGTTCGTAAGCGATAGACTGAATCTCTTTTACTCTTTCCTCGTTTCTGTCAGTCGGTTCGGCCGCATATCTTCCAGCTTTAGCTAACCAGTTTTCCGGGTCCTCGTTATGAATAACTATATTAGAAATCTGTTGAGCAATTTCTTTTTGCGTCTTATTAAGGCGCTTGCGATTATGCAATTGCCTTAACGCTGATTCGACTTCAATATTAAGCTTATCCGCTAGATTTAGATTATCTTGAATTCTTGATAGACTGAACTTAGCCGAGGCTTTTAAACCTATTGGGTTCTTCTTATCGGTTTCTTTTGGCCTACCGGTTCCCTGCGGCCTTCCCTTTTGTTGGGGCACAGGCTTTTTGTTATTTTGATTAGGCGTTTCTTTAGGGACTTCGATTTGCTTATTGCCCAAAACCGGCTCGTATAAGCCTTCGTCTCTGAGCGATTTAAACCTTTCTTGAGACTCTAACGATTCTTCTGTAGTTGGCATGCGTCCGGACTCTATAGCCTGAATCCCTTCTTCAGGGGTCAAAACTCCCAGTTCTATTAGCCTGCTGTATACTCTAGCGTAAACAGAATTGTCTCTTAAATCTAAATCTTCAAAATGAGGAGTCGGGTAGTTTTTGAAACCCATCTCTTTAGACAGTCTCTTAATTTCTGGAGTTAAGAAATCATTAATGAAAACTTTTCGACCTTCGTTGAGCCTTTCCATAAAGACTTGAACTTTGATACTTGAGTTTGCAAATTTTTCATCGCTCAAGAGAATATTATTCAAACCCATTTGAATATCATGATTGACTACTTCATATTTCTTGGGGTCCAGAATGCCAGCGATGTCGGGTATTACGAATTTGGCTTGAGTTGTATAATCGGAAATCAAAACTCTACCGACAGACTCGTTTTCAAAAAGCTTCTGCATGGCAAGAAGGTTCTTCTGGTTAACCCCGCCTTTCTCGGGCTCGGAGCCCATTGTTACCAATAAGATAGCTTGGTTCGTAGTGCGAGTTAAGGCCATGTCCATTTTTTTCATCTCCTGCTTCCAGTTGATGTCTTCTAAAACAGGGTAACCCATCGGGACAGCGAAAGGTTCATAGTCTTGTTTCTTGTAGAAGACCGCTGTCATTTTTTCAACAGGAAGAGGAATAGACACAGCGTTATTGGCGGGCTTTCTCTTTTCTCCTTTAATCTTCTTTATGGTTTCTGGGTCGAGGTTCTCTAAGACTTGAACATCTTCTTCTGTCTTGGGATTGCGCAACCTTTCCAACTCGTAATCAGTTAATATTTTTCTAAATTCTCCTGAAGTAAAAGTGATGTTTCCTGTGATTTGAATATCGGCAGGGTTTAGAATGATATACCTTGCGGGCAAAGAGTAAGAAGCGTCCGAAACTAAGCCAAAAGTTTGGGTCATCTTCGTAACATCTTCTTGCGAAAGACTAGCGTCAAACCTATGGATGAAAACGTTGCCTGATCTGTAATACTCGCGAAAAAACTTACTTTGCAAATTATTAATGTTTATCTTTTTAAGTAAAGCGTTAAAAAAATCTTTAGACTTCTTACTTCCTCCCGTAAGATATAGATTACTCATGGAAAATTCTGTCATGAGATCTATAGTATTTCTAAAGACTGAAAAGTTATAATAGGCCTTCTGGCAAAGCACTATGGTGTCCCTTATATCAAGACTAGAGTTACTGGAAACCCCTTGGGTATAGCGAAATGGGATAATACCGTCTTCGATATTCGAGTACCTGTCGGTTCTTTCTATTGATCCAGCCTTGTTGCGCCGCGTCCTAGTGGAAGCGAAAGACTCCTGAAACCCTTCTCCGGCCATTAGAGGCTCTTTAAGAGACTTTTCTTCCTTAGTTTTTCTTGTTACGGCCATATTTAATTTAAAATTACACCTAATTAATCATTCTTGGAACAAAAGTAAAGTTAGCTTCTTCAACCTTTACGTCCCTAAGGTCATTATAGGCCTTTACGGCCCAATTGCCTAACATTAACGTTGTATAATTATCTCTTCTGGCCCTGTTCGCAGAATTACTTCGGCGAAGATGCTGGGGGAGGTCGAAGGTTTGTGTTCCTTTGGCTGTCGACTTTACCTCGATCAAAGCGCATTGCTTCTTAGTTTGGTAAATTAGATCGTCTTGAGTCTCGATTAATTCCCCTATATCGTTAAAGGGGGTGAGATTGATCGGGATCTTTAACGATGTAGCTCTTGAAAAGAAACTTCCGAACGCTGAAGTCCTTGAGGCAAAAAATATTTTTTTATGATCGATACAAGACTGCAAGTATTCATTAGCGTTTCTTAGGAAGTCGGAGCTAAAAATCTGCCTAAAACAAACAACGTTATCTTTAGGGTTGTATTGCCTTTTAACCGACCTAAGCTCTTTCTCATATTCAACACCTTCTTTTTCGGTATTAAAATCAAAAAACTTAATTTTTAACTTAGCTTCTCTGAATAACTCCGATTCATTTGCTCCATCAATAAATTGATACCCGGCGTTATCAATTATAATCAGCTTGATATTGAAGTTCTTGTATACGTAAAATAAATACTTGATATGATCCTTTAGGTTTCCTCCCGCCACTGCATAAGAATGAACCAATGTATAAGACGTTTCGTCTAATTCCAGTATAGACATTGCGAAATAATCTGAACTCGGGCTATTGCTAAAACTTGGATCAATCGCTAGAATATACTCCTTGTCGGGGCTCCCGGCTATTCTTGAATGCGGAGCTTCTCCGTCGGGCACTGTGCATTCGTACATTTTTTTCGCGCTAAAATAACTGTCGCTTCCATCAGTAAATTGAGCGCAGTATTCCCGCTGAAAAGAAGAAGTGGACGCACCCCCAGCTTGAGCTTCTTCAATAATCGTTTTATCGATCATGTCCTTGGGGATAGAATCATAGCCCATTTGAGATATAAAATACTTAGACTCTAGAGTGTCATCCGAATAAATATTTCCCATCCACTCTTTATATGTTTTATATAAATTTTC